TAGCTCTATTAGAGCAAGTGGAAAAACTACGTGAGAAAGAAGAAGCAAAGGTGGTGCCTGTAAGAGGTGGTGTTGAACTAGGAAGTATGGCAGAGGATTTCTTAAAGGGTAGAAAATAATGGATGGATTACAAAGCATTGACTATAAAGACTGGTTCATCAATCAGAAGAGAGTTCCTCAAAAAGACTCAGAGGAATACAGAGAGTTTTATGCTTTTCATAAACAACTGTGTATTGATGGCTGTACAATGGGAGGAGTTTATATTAACCCTTTTCTATATTGGCATTTAAACTTCTGGAATACAGAGGTGGATGTTATCGATGACAGAGGAAGAATATCACAGAAATATGCCAATCCTTATCTACGTGATAATGAGTGGATAATCACAAACGAAATAGATAGAGCACATAACGAAAAGAAAGGCCTAGTAATATTAGGCATTCGTCGTTTAGCTAAGTCAGTAATTGAGAGCTCTTACATAGGTCATGGGGCCACGTTCGATGAGAACTCCCAGAACATTATTGCAGGACTGAATGCTCCCGATATAAAGCTTATCACAGATAAGATTGACAAAGGATTAAACTTCTTACCAGAAGCCTGGAGATGGCAGAGGGTAGAAGACAATTGGAAAAACCAAGTTACATTAGGGATCAAGACAAAAGCAGGAGAGAGAATCCCCTTTTCTCAGATCCTTATTCGTAACTTAGATGGTGGTAACAATGAAGAGGCTATTGCAGGTACTAAGCCTAGAAGGCTTATTATTGATGAGATAGGTAAGGGTAACTTCTTACGTGGATTACAAGCTGCTACACCAGGATTCACAACACCATTTGGTTGGGGATGTTCGCCTATACTTACAGGTACAGGTGGAGATATGCAAAACTTCATGGACGCAAAGAGTCTTATGTTTGATGTGGCCAATTTCAACTTCTTAGAATACAATAGTGCTAAGGATGATCAAAGAATCCATGGACTATTTATTTCTCATAAGTATAGAATGGAAGCTAAAGAAGATTCTACATTAGGTGCGTTCTTAGAACAACCAGCAGATTCAGAATTACATAATGTAAAAATGTTAGTCTCTAATTTAGAGATAGCAGATAAGATTACAAATGAAAACCTTGATAGATTAAAGAAAGCTGGTGATAGACTTGCTTATTTAAAAGAGAAGATGTATTATCCACAAGAAGTGGATGACATATTCTTGAACGAGGATACAAATATATTTGACATTGAAGCAGCTAAACGTCAGAAATCCAGACTGTTAGCACAAGAGAGAACAGGAACACCTGTTGTTTTATATGATGATGGAGATGGTGTGAAACATGAATTCACAGATAAGTTACCAATATCAAACTTCCCTCTTAATAATAGTGACAATAAAGAAGCTCCTGTAGTGATATATGAGTTTCCTATATCAGATCCTCCATATGGATTGTATGTAGCAGGGATTGACCCTTATAGACAAGGAAAGTCTGCATATTCAAGTTCGCTTGGATCTGTATACATATATAAACGTATGCATGCTATATCTGGAGAGAAGTATCAAGATATGTTTGTGGCCAGCTATTGTGCTAGACCAGACAAGAAAGAAACATGGGAAGAACAAGCTAGATATTTAATTAAGTATTATAATGCTAGAGCTCTATGTGAGAATGACGAGATATCATTCATTGACTACATGATAGCTAAAGGAGATGCTCATTACTTAGAGAAACAACCAGACTGGTTAAAAGAAATAGTTCCTAACACCACTGTTAGAAGAGATTATGGAATACATAGATCTTCTGAGAAAATACGAGACTTCCTACATGGATGTCTTAAGAAATATTCAGAAGAAGTGGTACATACAGAAAAGGATGAGGATGGAAACATCAAGTCTGAAATAAAAGGTATGGCTAAGATATTTGATCCTGTTCTATTAGAGGAGATGATACAATATAATGAATCAGGCAACTTTGATAGAATCATTGCTGCAGAGCTTGCAATAGCTTTAGCAATGAAACTAGATCCCATTATGGGAAAAATAGGAGGAGAGCAAGATGTAAGAATACAATCAATGTTCAAGAAGAACAAAAAGAATACTCTGTTTACAGAAAGCAGATCAATGTTTAACACACCAAAGAAAAATAAATTGTTTAGATAATGGCAATAATTAGATATACCAAAGACGCTACCATTAGGTATGCATACTTAAACATCTTCCCTGATCAGTTCAAGACAGAAAAGGAAAAGCAAGATGAGAGTTGGATTAAGAATACAATGGACTATTTTTCCAACAAAGCATATGCTGAGTATGTAAAGAACAGAGACACATTCGTTAAGAATTATGATCTTATGAAAGGAATCTTACGTATGGAAGATTTCTATCAGGAACCAGAGGTGAGAAGCTTTACAGATGTACTTACAGCAGATCTAGAACTTCCTGCTTATGTAAAGATGTATTCTATTGTTACCACTCCTGTTAATGAATTAGTTGGAGAAATAAGCAAACGTCCTGATACTTACAGAGTTAAGGCATTTGATGATGACAGTAAAGCAGAGGAGTTACAGTTTAAAACTGATACTCTACAAAACTTTGTAATGAGTCAAGCTAGACAACAAATCTTAGCAAAAGCTGCAATAGAAGGAGTTGAAATTCCTGATGAAGAGTTAGAGCAAATGACAATGGGTCAAGTGAAAGATGAATTAGATAGCTATACATCTGTTGCTGAGAAATGGGCTAACCACATCCTTACTTGTCAGAAAGCTGAGTTTAACATGAAAGAAAAATCTGAAGATGCATTCAGAGACTTATTAATATCTGCTAGAGAATTTTATCATATATATGAAGACAACTCGAAACTTGGTTTCAACATCGAAGTGGCTAACCCAAAGAACACTTGGTTTCTTACCACTCCTGATAGAAAATGGATATCTGATCCCACAGGTAGAGCTCAAGGAGCCTATGCTGCTGGTACAGTACAAGTTATGGAGCTTTCAGAGATCATTGAGAGCATACCAGATCTTACAAAAGAAGAGATAGATCATTTACGTTCATCTCTTCAAGATTATGGATTGATTAATGTTAGAGAATCTAATCTAGGTAATCCAGATGCTATTCCTGGACAAGACTCTGTAATGTATGATACATTTGACCCATTAGTGTTACAAACACGTATGATCATTGAATCAGAAATGAAAGAGAATAATGATGGACTAAAAGACTTCTTAGGACTAACTAATAACGTAAGTTCATTTGGTTATAAATATGTTGTTGTACGTAGCTATTGGATATCTAAAAGAAAGATAGGTAAGCTTATCTATATAGATGAGATGGGTAATGAGCAATCAATGTTAGTTGATGAAACTTACAAATCAGGAACTATTCCTACACAACAATCATTAGAATGGGGATGGATTAATGAATGGTATCAAGGAACTAAGATTGGTCCAGACATCTATCATATCAAACCATACAAATTATTAAACTACTGTCCTATTATAGGTACAACATATGAGGTGAAGAATACAGAGGCTAAATCTCTTGTAGACTTAATGAAACCTTTTCAAGTCCTTTACAACGTATGTATGAACCAATTATACAAACTTCTAGAGAAAGAAGTTGGTAAGGTTCAACTTATGTCATTGAGACATATTCCTATTCCTAAAGATGGAGATGCACAAGATGCTCTTGACATATGGGAAATGGAAGCACGTAATAGAGGTGTGGTATTTATTGATGACTCTCCAGAGAATATGAAATCTCCTAGTTCATTCAATCAGTTTACAGCTCTTGATCTTACACGTACATCAGAGATACAATCTCGATATACATTAGCACAACAACTTAAAGCTGAGTGTTGGGAACTTGTAGGTATGTCTAGACAACGTATGGGTGATGTTTCTGCTTCTGAAAGTGCTACAGGTACAAACACTGCTATGCAACAAAGTTATTCTCAGACAGAGCCTTTATTTATAGCTCATGAATATGTACTTGGTCAATTGTATCAAGCTATTATTGATGCTGCATTATATGTAGAGAGTAGTAAACCTGAATCTACACTATCATATATTACAGGAGAAGGAGAATCTGCATTCGTACAAGTGAATGGTTCAGATCTTAAATTCCGTGACTTAAAAGTGTTCTTAACTAATAGACCAGAAGACACTCAGATGTTTAATGAAATTAGAGCTCTTTCTCAAGCTCTTATACAGAATGGTGGCACACTTTATGATGTAGTAGAATTATACACTACTAAGTCTATGAGAGATATGAAGAAAACATTCAAAGATCTTAGAGACAGACAAGTTGCTCAACAAGATCAAGCACAACAACTTGAACAACAAAAACTTGAACAACAATCTCAACAAGCACAAGCTGCATTACAACAAGCTGCTCAAATGGCTCAAGAGAAACAAGCTAACGAAGATTATCAAAAAGAACTTGACAGAATTAATAAAAAAGAAGTTGCTCTTATTAATGCATTAGGTAGAAATGAAAATGCAGCAGCTGATGTTGATGATTCAGGAGTTGCAGATGCATTAGAAGTAAGTAAACTTACAAACGACCAAACTAATGCTGCACAAAATTATCAAATAAAAATGCAAGAAATTCAATCTAAAATGAAAGACAGTAATGATAAAAAGCAAATAGAACTAGAAAAAATTGCAGTGGCTAGAGAGAATATGCAAAATGATTTAGCAGTGGCTAAAGAAAATGCTAAGGGAAGAAATAACAAAAAAGGTTAAAAAACTTATTCTCTTAGGAGGAGAAAAAAATATTAATGCTATATTATCTGAAAAATTGAGCCACATTGGTTCATAACACTTTGATATTAAATAGTGTTGTTATACTTTTACATTAAATAAACCAAACATAAATACAACTACATATGGCTGATAATTTAGAAACTATGGGTAACTTTAGTATTCAAGATACTATGGAAATGGGAATGGGTAACCAAGAACTATTAAATGACTTGTTTTCTCCTGAGACATCAACTTCTAATCCAGAAGATGTTACACCTATTATTAAAGACGCAAATTCTCCTGAAGCTCCTGAAGCTCCAGCAGTAAAAAAAGGTAAGGACATTGTTCCTCCTAAAAGCGTTGATGGAAAAACAGATGAAGAGAAATTAGATGGACAATCAATGATCTCTGACTTCTTAAGTGATTCTGATGATGATGATTCTGATGATGATACACCTGCTCCAGTAGCAAAACCTAAACCTGCAGATGCTGATACAGAAGATGCAGATGATGCTGAAGATGGTGCTCCTGAAGGAACACAATTCACTGCTCTTGCAAATGATCTTTATAAATTAGGAGTGTTCACTTCTGAAGATGATGAAGATCCACAATCAATCTCCACTGCAGAAGAGTTCTTAGAACGATTCAATGAAGAGAAGAAAAAAGGTGCAATTGAAACAGTAAACAATTTCATAGGACAATTTGGAGAAGATTACCAAGAAGCTTTTGAAGCCATATTTGTGAAAGGAGTTAATCCAAAAGATTACTTTGGTGTTTATAATCAAGTAGTTAGCTTTGCCGAGATGGATCTTTCTAGTGAAGACAATCAAATAAAGATAGTTAGACAAGCATTATTAGATCAAGGATTTGAAACAGAAGATGTTGAATCTGAGATTGAAAGATTTAAAAATTACGGTGACTTAGAAAACGTTGCAACAAAACACCACAAAGTGTTAGTTAAAAAAGAAGCATCTAAGTTAAGCCAAATGGAATCTAAAGCTGAACAAGAGTTACAACAAAAACAAGCTATTAGAAACCAATATATAAGTAATGTGCAAACCATCTTACAAGATAAGGTGAAAGCAAAAGAGTTTGATGGAATTCCTATCAATCCAAAATTAGCAAGCGAACTACAAGACTTCTTATTAGTTGATAAATGGAAGACTGCATCTGGAGAAAATCTTACAGATTTTGATCGTGTTATTCTGGATATGAAAAGACCTGAGAATCATGCGATGAAAGTGAAGGTTGGTCTTCTTTTAAAGATGTTAGAAAAAGATCCTACATTATCAACTATACAAAGAACAGGCGTGACTAAAAAGTCTAACGAACTGTTTGGAGAAGTTGCAAGACAAGTAACAAAAGCTAAATCTACTGGAACTACTGGTAGTGCTAATTCAAAATCATGGTTCTTATAACAAAACAATAAATAATTAACAAAAAACGAATAACAAATGGCAATTCAAACAATTCCTGGGTTAACTGGTTTTACTTATGCTCGTGTAGCGTCCATGGACAAACGTGCTGTAGGAAAACTAACAGACTCTAACCACTTAGAGAGTTTTCACTCTACTGAGCCTGCAGACTATGATAAAAAGATTATCTCTTTATATACTCAGAGCTCACTTTACAGTAATGACTTCTTGGACATGATCAACAAGAGCACTCCTTATTACATTGATAATAACAGTGACGCTTGGAAATGGCAAGTAGCAGTTCCTTACAAATTCCCAAAAATCATTGACATCCCTTCTTCTACACAAGATTTAATTGATCTTGGTAAAACAGGTATTGATGGCCAAGAATTTTCTTTAGTATTAGATACTAATGAGTTTTCTAAAAACGCTATCATCTCTGTAGGTACACGTCAGTATGGTCCTAGATTCTACGTGATCAAAGATCCTGTGCCTTGGAATATGGGATTCTTGTACACATTCACATTAGTAACTGATAATCCAGTTGTAGACTTTGTAAACCCTGTATTTTTACAGTATGGTGTTGAACTAGAATTAGTTGATGCTGCTATTGGTGAATTTGATCAAGACTTATTAGGTCTTCCAAGATTAGGTGAGCAAATCACTATGTTCGAATCTTTAGGTTCTGCATATGGATATGAGCACAAAATCACTGAATGGGCTGATGACAAAATGATGAGAGATGCTTCTGGTAAACCATTAGACATTTTAGTGTATGCTCCACAAAGACGTAACCAATTACCTTTAACTCGTAATGATGTTAAATGGGAACCGTTCATCGAATTCTGGATGCGTAAATCAATGTTAGAATTAAAAGTTAAACGTATGATCTGGGCTAAACCAGGTACAGTTAAAACTAATGGTTCTAAACAAGAATTGAAAAGAACATCTGCTGGTGTATACCACAGAATGCGTAACAATGGAAACTTAGTACAATACAACAGAGGTGAATTCTCTGCTAACTTAATCCGTTCTGTATTTGGAGATTTATTCTACAGACGTGTGGACGTTAAAGATAGAAGTGTTAAAATGTATACTAATGAAGCTGGATTCGATGTATTCCAACAAGCTTTAAAAACAGATGCATTAAACTCTGGATTAACTTTCATGGCAGATTCTGGAAACAGATATATGCAAGGTGAAGGACAACACATCACTTACAACTTTGCATTTGATGCAATGGTAACTCGTGAGACTGGACGTGTTGAATTAATCCACTTAAAAGAATTAGATTTACCACAATCTAACTTAGAATTTGGACAAAACAAAAAATCTACTCCAGTATTTATGGTGTTTGATGTTTCTCCAATGTCTGATGGATCAATGGTAAACAACATCCGTGAAGTACGTATGAAGGGTGCACCTTCTATGACTTGGGGTTATATTGATGGTACTCGTCACCACTTAGGTTTTGCTAAATCTCAAGGTATGAGTTCTGCTAATAAATTCCCAGGATACGAAATCTGGATGAAAGATAGATGCGATGTATTTATTGAAGACCTTTCTAGAACTGTGTTGATTGAGGAAATGCCACAATTCTAATAATAAAATCCGAGAAGATTCCCCTCAACTCCTCTCCCTCCTAAGAGGGGATGATTCTCAAACCTAGTGCCCAACTAAGCATTTGCCTTAGCTCTGCACTTAAAAATAGTAAATTAAGAGTGTTTGATATGGATAGTATCCATGATCAAGTTCCTTCGGTGGAACCACTCTGCAAATCGTGTGGTAGAGCAGTTGGTTAGCTTGCTGGACTCATAATCCAGAGGTCGAAGGTTCGAGTCCTTCCCACGCAACTAAAATAAACCAAACATTATTAAATAACTACATTATGGGTAAAACAGGCAAAATTTCTACTATTAAGAGAGACTATTCAAATAGTGCTCAATTACAAACTATGGATAGTGGATTATCACAGAAAGGAATGACAAGAATCCCTGGAACAGGAGTATTCAAATATCCTTATAAAGAATTGGATGGAAAGTATAGAACAGGCTTAGATGAGACTGCTGCTTATATTAAAAGAATTCAAGATCCTTTAGAAAAAGAATTAGAAATTGAAAGAGTTAAAGCTCTTAGAGTAAAACTTGAGAATGAAATAGGCGATATTGATTTAGGACCTCGTTCATCATTTTGGAACTATGGCTTATCATTATCAACAGATGACCAAACACACGTTCAGTCAGTTAAGTTATTAGATGGTGATAACTATTTTGATTTATCAGTTCCTTTTCAAGAAATAGCCTTTTCATGGTTGAGAGTACATCCAACTATTGCATCTTCATACCAAGCTTGGGAAAGAGGAGAATATGCTGCAGATACACAATTCTACGTTGTAGATGATGAGATTGAAAATGCAGTGATCTTCAAGAAAAAACAATTGATCAACAAAGCAATTGTTAAGTTTGATAGTATGACTCCTGAGAAGAAACGTAAAGTTGCAAGACTTTTAGGTCTTCCAGTATCAGAAGATTCAAAAGAAGAAGTGGTATACAACTTAGTAGATAATGTATTGAAACAAACAGAATTCAAGAATGGTAAGTATTCAGGATTGAATCCAGTTGAAGTGTTCAATAGATTTGCTGACATGAAAGAAGATTTACTCCATATTAAAGATTTAGTAAAACAAGCTGTAGCTCATTCAATATATAGAATCAAACCAAACGGTAAGGTTTATGAAGGTGAATATGAAATAGCTAAAGATGAAGAAGATTTAATTAGATTCTTAGCTGATGATGATAACCAAGATGAGTTATTAGTATTAGAAGGCAAATTAAAAACTAAAAAGCTAGCCTCGGTATAACCGAGGTTAGGTTTAAAATATAAAAGAATATGATACCAGTAGATAGTTTATTATATAAGATTGATCAGAAACTAAATAAACTATCAACTAATGAGCACCAACAGATTCAATTAGAAGACAAGATCTTAGCTTTGAATGAGGCTCAGATTAAGTTGATAAAACAAAAGATCGATGGTATTAGTACTGCTAGTCAGTTAGGCCAAGATGCGTTTAAAAAACGTTATGAAGACTTACAAAGTCTTATAATGAATTATAATCATCAACCTTTAGATCTTACACTAAAGAATCTTGAATTAAATCAATGGTGTACATATGTACATAATCTTACTCCAAAATATATGTTCTACATAGATTCATATTTATTGGCAGATAAAGGAAGATGCAAGGATAGAAAGATTTGGATTAATCGAGATCTTGCAAAGCATGGTGATCTTCAGTTTATATTAAACAATGATCATTACAAACCAAGTTTTGAATATCAAGAAACATTCAACTCTTTATCATCAGATGAGATAAGTTACTTTACAGATGGTACATTTACCCCAACTAAAGTTTACATAATGTACATGAGATATCCTCAATATATAAATAAAACAGGATATATAATGTTAGATGGAACTCCATCATTTGATCAAGATTGTGAACTTGAATTATATTTAGAAGATGAACTGTTAGATCTTACAGTACAGAATCTAGCAATGTATACTGAAAATGCTTCTGCAGCTCAGAGTGCTCAGTTCAGAATACAAACAAACGAATAAACTTTATTAACATTTAAAATAAATTTAAAATGGCTGATTTTTCATTAACCACGTTGTTCGTGGTTCCAGTGGGGCAAACTGCACTCCCTAGCTCTGGCTCAACACAAAACTTGACTGCAGGACAAGTTGGAATTTTTAATAATTTGTATGCAACAGTAGATGCAACAACTATTAATAACTTCCCTTATTTCTACGTTGCACAAGGTAGAACAAACACTTATTTACAAGGATCTAAAAGATCTGACAAGATCAAAGGATGTCCTTCAGGATCTGGTTGTAACTCAAATGTAACAGAATGGTACAAAGTATCAGGATGTCCTACAGCTGCAAACCAAATCACTGATGTAACTGATTTCACTGTACAATGTGGAGAAGTTATCACGTTAACTTTACGTGCTCACTCTTCTTACATTGACACATTGTATTTCAATGGATTTACACGTTCAGTAACTATACAAGCACCTTGTTGTGATTGTGACGCTAATCCATGTGCTGATGTAAGTACTAACACTATCATCAATGAATTGATTTATCAATTAAACTTAAAAGCTCCAGGAAACAACCCTGACAACATTTCTTTCTCTACATTCTATACATTTGAAAATGTAGGTGGTACAATTTTACGTATTACAGGAAAACCATTAACTAAATATGGACAACCTTGTGATGTAGCAGCGTTCCCTTTTGAATATGACAGAATGTCTTTCAGAACATTTGTATACGCAGGTCCAGCTACTACTGCTGACTTTATCGTTGCAGATGCTTGTAACTTTGTTGCTCAACCAATCATCACTCAACGTGCTTCTTATGCTTCAGGTACATCTGCAGAAATTGCTCAATTAGAGAAAAACTTCTACAGCTACCAAGCAGGTTATTTGAAACACCTTTACAGAATGAATGGGTACAATGAGAACTTTGAGTCTTGGGTATCTGATGGTGCTACTTATGATACATACTACATTAAATTTAATGAGTATAACAAATCTGAGTACCAATGGGGTGATTACATTATGGAAGATTCTACAGTGATCATCGCTGCTCCAAATGCTGCTTCACAAACTGGTGGTGCTACAATTGCTGCAGATATCGAAGCTGTATTAGTAGCTGGTTTAGGTGCTGTTGTAGATAATAATACTTGTATTACAACTACAACTACAACATCTAGTGCTCCTGCACCAACTACAACTACTACTTCTACAAATATTCCTTAAGAATATAAATAGAAATAATATTTAATAATAACCTATGCCAGAGGGAAGAGGATAACTCATATTCCTCTGGCATATTTATTTAAAACAAACATGGCAAACTTACAATTAGATATATTAGTAGTTCCTACTTATAGTGTACTTACAATTGGTATTGCAGATGCTTCTGTATATCCTACTAATCCTCCAGTGGTGTCTGCACCATCTATTGAGATTGATATTCCTGGATTTGGAACCAAAATATTACCATTCGTTCCTAATGAAATCAATGTATTTACATCATCTAATTTAGGGATAACAGATGTAGGTTGTAATCAACCTCTTCCTGATGGAGTGTATAGAATTAAATATTCAGTTGCTCCTGCATATGCAAACTATGTAGAGAAAACAATATTACGTGTTGATAGACTTCAAGAGAAGTTTGACAATGCGTTTTTGCAATTAAATATGATGGAATGCGATAGAGCTCTTAAAACTCAATCTAGTGTACAATTAAACACAATCAACTTCTTTATACAAGGAGCTATTGCGGCAGCTAATAACTGTGCAGAATATGAATCAAACACATTATATATTCAAGCAGATAATATGTTAAACAACTTTTTAAAATCCAACTGTGGTTGTTCTGGTAACAATTACTTATTAAACTTTTATTAATTATGGCACAATGTACTTCATGTGGAGCTAAAGTGGGATGTGGATGTCAACTAACCAATGGGTTATGTGCACACTGTGCATCTAAAGTTCAAAAATAAATAAGACTAGATTATGTTATCACCAAGATTAACTAATTGCCCAGAATGTGCAAACATTCCTTCTTTACTTAAAAAAATAGATTGCAAGTTAGCAGAACTTGGCAATAATTTGTACAACAATATTTCATATATGTTGAACAAACCTATACCTGCTGGTGACATACTTCAGCTGATAGCATATAGAAGAATACTTATGCATAAGTATTGTAATCCTAATTATGTACATGAGTACTCTGTGGCTATGATTGCTAGCAGAGTTATACGTCTTACATTAGGATGTGTTAGTAGATGTAATGAATTAGAACGTTGCTTAGAGGAACCTTGTGACATTAAGATTGTACCAAATCCTACAACTACTAGTACAAGTACACTTGCACCTATTACAACAACAACAACAACTCAATCTAGTATATCATGGAATGCTGGTTTTGCAAACACAGGACCTTCTGCAGGTTGGTTATGGAATGCATGTAATAATCCTGATGAGATTATTACAATATATACTGCCAATAACGTCATTTCACCATTTCCTCCAAATACACCAATATATACAGATCCAGGATTGACAACTCTTTTATATCCAAGTTCAACTGTGGCTATATCTATATTAGGATTTGCATATACAGTTATTAATGGGTACACTAATCCATTAGGAGGAAGTGGTCAAGATTGTCAATTTATCACAACTACTTCTACAACAACATTACCTCCTACCACTACAACAACAACTACTATATGTCAAGACTGTATAGCACATGATGTTACTATTGGTACACAAGTTTGGACTGGTTGTAACTTAGATGTTACAACGTATAGAAATGGTGATCCAATTCCTGAAGTAACTGATCAAGGTGCTTGGAACAGTTTAACAACAGGAGCATGGTGTTATTATGAAAATACAAGTTCTAATGGTACAACGTATGGTAAATTATACAACTGGCACGCAGTTAATGATCCGAGAGGTTTGGCACCTATTGGTTATCATATTCCATCAGATGCAGAATGGACTACATTAGTTAACTATTTAGGTGGAGATAATGTTGCAGGTGGGCATTTAAAAGAACCAGGATTTTGTCATTGGGAAGATCCAAACACTGATGCAGATAATAGTAGTGGTTTTACAGGACTTCCATCTGGTAATAGAGGATTATCTTTATTGAATCCATTTGTTGGAATAACACTCTTTACTTATTTTTGGACTAGTACACCATATTTAGGTGGTGCTGATGGTTATGCATATCAATTAAGATATGTTGATGGTACAGTGGTACGAGGATTTTTTACAGTAACAAATGGTTTTGCAGTAAGACTAATAAAAGATACAGAACCTACAACAACTACAACAACAAGTTCTAGTAGTACAACAACCACTACAACTACACTTGCTCCAATAAATCCTGATGATATTGCTGGATTATGGGCATGGTATAAAGGAGATGCTGGTGTAATAGGTGGAGCACAAGTTACTACTTGGGAAGATCAATCTATATTAGGTAATGATTTACTAACTGAATTAACAGCTTATCCAGAAGCAGTGACTGACACTGTAGGAACATTAAGCACAACAGTTGTTAGAAAAGTTAATTTTGCAACACTTGCAAATATGGCAACAGCTGCTAATTTTCCTAATACCAATTCTACTGGTAGTTCTATGTTTGTAGTTTGTAAAGTTATTACTTCTCCTGGTATATTACAATATGTAGTGAAGGCACCAAATATGGAGTTGTATACTAACACTACACCTGCTATGAATTCTGTAATTGGAGGAGGAGCAACATTAACTCAAACTGTATCTTATAATACATATTATACATTTGGAAGCGGTACAGATTTAACTAATGAATATTTTTCTATAAACAATGCAGCACTTTTAACTTCACCTGATGTTTCTGGATTTTATTTACCACGTAAATTTAGAATATTTGCACAAAATGGTCCAGGTACTTTTCCATCTGAACAAGGTGATGTAGCATTTGCTGAGATTATAGTTTATAATACAACATTAACACCTACTGAAATTCTTGGAGTTGAAACATATCTAAGAAATAAATATAACCACTATTAATAAATAAAATTATGTCCAATTGCTCAAATTGTTATAACGGATGTACAGAGATTGTCTCTGACAGATGTGTTAAATATACAGGAATAGATGTTCCTGTTTTAGGAATTCAAACAGGTGATTCATTATCATTTGTAGAACAATCATTAATTACATTCCTTACATCTACATTAGATGGTACAGGAGTGAAGATTGATCTTGGTGATACAGTGGTGTGTAACCTTGTACAACAATATCTTCCTACATGTGGAGATCTTACTATTGTAGATATATCAAAAGCTCTTATAGAAGCTGCTTGTGATCTTCAAGAACAGGTAGATGCTATTGATGCAGATCTTGCTATATTGAATGCTGATTATTCAATTGGATGTTTAACAGGTGTTACAGCTTCATCAGATACGCATGCTATTGTACAAGCTGTTATTAATACACTATGTACATTAAAAACTGATTTCACTCTTCTTCTTGCTAGTCTTCCTAACACATACGTTAGTATTGATGATATAGATACTTATATACAAGCTTATATAGATGGTACTTCTAGTGGATCATTATATAGTTCAAGAATGGTTCCATATGGTGTTGTAGCTTATTATGGCCCTTTAGCAAACTTTGATTCTACAGGAGCAGGTCTTGGAGATTGGAATAAAATTTATTTATGTAATGGTAATAATGGAACTCCTGATTTAAGAGGAAGAGTTATTGTTGGTGCTATTAATGGTGTTCCTGGACCAACTATGAATCCTGCTGTAGATCCATCAGTTTCTGGAAATCCTAATTATTCATTAGGAGGTGTAACAGGAGTGAATCAAGTTACTCTTAGTCTTCAAGAAATGCCTGATCATAATCATGGTATAGTAACTGTTGTTTCAACAGATGTTACAGATCCTGGACACTCTCACACTTTTCAAGGAGTAACTAACTCTTCTGGAGATGGTAATGGTGGTAGACAATCTGTACCTACAACTAGAACTACAGATGCTGCTTTAACAGGAATTACTGTTGAAGTAGATGTTGATGTAACTTGTCAAAATAATGGAGGTGGACTTCCTCATACAAACATACAACCAGTAAACGCTGCTTATTGGATTATATACTTACCTTAATAAATCATCAAGATGGCATATCCTTTTTTACCAGTAAATCCTTGCTGTACAGACGTAGTTTTGAATACACCTTGTGGATGTAGTTCTACAATCACTAACGGTGGTTGTAATAACAACAATCCATGCTCAACGCATTTAACTGCATCTAGCACTATTGTATATGATGGTCCTGTACTTCCATGTATAGTGGCTGAACCATGTGATACGTTGAATGTAATCTTACAGAAGATAGATGAGATTATTTGTAATTTATTAACACAGATAAACTATTTAAATAATCAAGTTACTAATATTACTAATCAAGTGATTACTATTAATGGTGATATAATTAATATATACAATATATTAGATGAGTGTTGTTCTGCAACCACTACATCTACTACCACTACAGCAGCTCCTTGTGAAAGCTTCTCATTAGATAATACAGGAACTGAGGCAGTAGCTATTATTATTACTGATTGTATTACAGGAGACCAAGAAGCAATTGTATTATTGCCAGGAGAAACAAATATTTGTGTTGAAACAGATAGTCCTCTAACTGTTCCTGGAACTGTTATAGTGACACCAAATGGTCCTTGTGGTCCAACAACTACCACAACTACCACTATAGCACCTACTACTACAACCACCACTACATCTTATGCTTGTGAATGTATTACAATATATAATGGGGATAGTAATTTACAAATTGTAACTTACACTGATTGTAATGGTATAGTTAATGAAGTGATTGTTATAGATCCTTTTGAAACAGTTCAAGTTTGTGGATGTTGTGCATCAGCTACTAATGAGCTTGTAACTATTTCGGTAGGTGCAAATTGTATTGATGGAGCATGTCCATCTCCTACAACAACTACTACTACAACTGCTCTATGTAACTGTTTTAATACAGAGATCACTATATTATCAGAAACATTAGCTTCTACAGATAATGGTCAACTTACAGTGTTGTATAATGATTGTTTTACTAATCCATATATTGATATATATGATAGACCAGGTGTTTACTCATTAGGTTGTGTAGATCAGTCTGTAGGAATAACTGCATTAGGAGAAGTTGATGGTATAGAACAAGCTTTCTATATTGAAATTTCAACAGGTAGTCCTTGTTGTGATGTAGAACCAACAACTACCACCACAACTACAATAACACCTACAACAACAACTACAACTACATTATCTTGTAATTGTGTAGATATAATTATTAGTCAAGATGATATTGATGATGCTACAGGAAATACAATGGCATTTCTTAATGGTACAGTTCTTTTATGGCCAGAGAAAGATGCTAGTTGTGAAGGACAATTAGCTGGACAAGATCCACCTGCTAGTTTTTCAGTTGCAGGAACTTATACATATTGTTTAAAAGCAAATGTAATTCCTATTCTTGAATTAATATATGTAAAAGATAATGAGACAGTAACTGTTATACAGAGTCAAGTTGTTAATTTAGGAACTCCTTGTTTAGTTAATGGTGAATGTATTCCTACAACAACCACAACTACTACAGCTTATGTATTAGCATGTACTGCTGGTTATACAGGTCCTGTAGGATTTCCAAATAGAACTACAGGTAATGGAACTATGACACTTGGGTCTGGATTAGTAATTGATACAACATATACAGGATCTGCATTACTTACTGTACCTCAATCTTCTTTTACTAATTGCGTAGGTGGACAATTTGCTGGAGATGTTGGAGTTGGAGGAACTATATTTTTAAATTACAATGGTGGAGCTTTCACATTTATAATAACATATAGTGTTCCTCAAACTGCAGTAAAATTTGTAGTATCAGGAGTAGGAGTTTCTGGACAATTAGGAGTATCAGAATATTACACAATTACAACAAATTCTACAAACACAACAGTGAATTTACTTGATGGATGTGGTGATTTTAGAACTGAAGCTCCTAATATTGTTGCAGGTTCATTAGGTCCTGGACAAAGTGGTACAGGAGGAAATGTTGAAGTAACAGCAGACACTTCTTTCACTACAATTACAATAACAGGAAATAATTCTGCAACTTTAGCTGGAAGTGCATGGGATATGTATATATGTAATGCTGAGAGTACTACAACTACTACAACCACAGTTGAACCTACTACAACTACTACTACTACTCTTAGTGATTGTTTAGAGTATTCTTTTGATGGTGGTATAGCTGGAGGAACATTTACTTATATTAATTGTGTAGTTGGTCCAGAACAAACATATACTGCTTCTCCAGGTAATACAGGTGTAATTTGTGTAAATCAAATAACTGGCACCACTGGAACTGTATCAGTAGTTTTAATAGGAAATTGTCCACCAGCTTAATTTAAAAATCAATACAAATGGGAAATTGCTCTCAAGTAAATAACACAACAATATTAGGAACGAGTGCTGTCACATATGATGGCACTCCACTTCCTTGTACAGACGTGAATACATGTGATGGATTAAATACTATTCTTAGTAAGTTTGATGCCATCATATGCAGTGTTAAAGCTAATGTTGATATTCTTACAGAAGAAATAATAAATATTACAGAAGATGTTATGCTTATAACTGAAGATGTAAATAACATATATAATCAATTAGGTATATGTTGTCCTACAACAACTACTACTACTACACTTCCTGTAACAACCACTACTACTACCACACTACAGCCTACAACTACCACTACTAGTAGTAGTTCAACAACTAGTACAACTACCACTGCTGTTCCTACTACCACTACTACAAGTAGTTCTAGTACATCAACAAGTACAAGCACTTCTACTAGTACGTCAACATCAACATCAACATCAACTTCTACTAGTACATCTACAAGTAGTACTACTACAACAAGCACTACATTTCCTCCGTTACAGTTATGTGTAACTTATGAAGCAATTGGTGGATTAGGATTTATTGATTATACTGATTGTGATGGAAATCCTCAATCATATGAATATGCTGGTGGTCCAGCTTATACTTTCTGTGCACTAGAAGATACAGTAACTCCAGATCCAGGTATTACTATAACTCTTGTTAGTTCAAGTTGTGGTGAACCAATTACATGTACTGAATTTACATTAGCTAGTTTATTTCCACAAAATATAAATTTTGATTATATTGATTGTACTGCTGGTTCTCAAAGCGTAACATTAAATGATTCATCAACTGTAGTTTGTGCACAAAGTGTAACTCCTCCAACACAACCAAGTAATCAATGGTCAATAATTTTAGGTGGTGATTGTACACCAGCAACTACTACAACAACAACTACCACTTTTGGTCCATGTATTGAATTCGTTGCAGATGGTACAATAGAGGGTGGTGGAACAGTAAATTATATTGATTGTAGTGGTAATCCTCAGTCACTTGTAGTTCCTTCTGGTATTGTTAGTGATCCTTTCTGTGCATTTTCAAATACAGTAGACGCAGGTGGTGTAGCAATACTTATAATAGGTCCTTGTACACCTTAATTTAAAATCAATAATATTATGACAGTATTAATAACATTAACAGTTGCTGGGGCTGATTCAGGTCCCTTCAACCTGTATTCAAATCTAGATGGATTTACAGCAGCTTTTGAATCAGGAGTGAGTAAAGCCTCATTATTAGCAGGATATCCTTCTGCTTTAGTTCCTGATTATACAACAACCGTTAGGGTGAAATCAAATGGGGTGTGTGTAAACTATGTAGATATTTTATTAGAATCTACAACTACTACTACAACAACAGTAGCACCAACAACCACAACAACAACAACAGCTGCTCCTACTACCACAACAACAACAACAGTTGTATCAACAACAACTACGACTACTACAATACCTTAAAACAATAAAAAATCTTGTTTTGTTGGTTTTACAAGATTTCTCCTAGTGATATTTATCGCTAGGAGTTTTTGTTTCTAACTATTTTAGTTATAAATAATTACATCTCTAACTAAAATTATTTGGAATATATGAAAACTATTATTTATCTTTACAATATTTTTAACTAATATAAGTACATATGTCTGAAAATCAAAGTTTGTTAAACCGATTAGAAGAGTTGTTAAGTCAGAAGAAAAGTAAAAAATTCTATGCTGAGAAACTAGGGATAAGTGAATTTGAGGTCAATGAACTCATGAAAGAACTTAAAGAAAAAGATAATGAAGATGTGGTTAAAAACTTTGCAGAAGAACGTAAAGTGAATGTTGAGAAAGGAACAATAGAAAGTACAATAGTTACAGACTTCGAACCTAAAGATGATATTGAACTAGCTAAGCTACATAAAATAAATTTAGATAAATACATCATAACCAACTACTGGTCTAAGATGTTACCAAGTGGGAGGTTTACTTCCTCAATCTTTTCAAAAAGAAAAGAAGCAAAAGATTACTCTCCTGAAGACTTTGCTAAGTTTTTAGAAAACTACAAACCAAATAATGTATCAATCACCAAAGTAGATCGTACTAATAGTAAAGACTACGTAGATGTAGAAATCTCTATATCTGATTATCATTTAGCTAAGAGAACAGTAGATGGTGATAATGATGTGACAACAAGAGCTTTAAGATATGTTACTGTGGCTCAGTCTTTGATTGATAAAGTGGAAGCTTGTTACAATATAAACACTGTTGTTCTTCCTATATCAAATGATTACTTCCATACTGATAACTATCAACATCAAACTACAAATGGTACTCCACAAGATACTATAATGGATTATGCTGATGAGTATGAAGTAGGATTTGCTATTCTTGTAGATACAATCAACATATTAAGAAAACATTCTAGCACTGTAAAGGTGGTATTGGTACAAGGAAATCATGACAGAACTAAATCTTTTTACTTAGCTCATGCATTAGATGTATTCTTTAAAGATGTAGAAGATGTAGAGTTTATAAGAGAACATAGTGTTATTAAAGGTTTGACATTAGGAAATACATTTATTGGATGGCACCATGGTAATTGTAAGTTAGAAGACTTACCATTATTATTTGCAACACATCCTAAATATAGTCACCAATTTGGTGATGCTGTTTACAGAGAAGTTCATACAGGTGATAAACATCACTATATGGCTAAAGAGGTTAAGGGAGTGAGAATACAACAAATGCCTAGTCTTTCAGGAACTGATAGATGGCACTTAGATAATAACTTCGTACATTCAGTACGTGCTGCTCTTGCTTTAGTCTATGATCTTAATCTAGGTAAAATAGCAGAGTTTGAAACTCGAATATAATTATGGCAACATTAAGAAAATTAGTATCAGATGTTAGAAGTGTCCACAAGATACTTTCTACTGACTCATTAATAACAGATAGAGCAATTGCATCTGAGATAAGAAACAATGCTTTATTATTAATAAAGAGAGAAACCAATCTTAGAAAACTTTGGGCAACTGATACACTATTCACTACTATTCCTTGTTTAGAGATGATAGAAGTATCTATCTCTGAATGTTGTAACTATGTTGATCCTTGCTCTATATCTAGAACTAAATTTAAACTTCCACGTATATCAGAAGGTAATTACCAATATGTAATACAAGGAGTTTATTCTATTAATGCTATGAGTGGTCTAGGAAAGAAATTAAAAGAAATAACTATCAACAGATACATCAATTTATTAAAGCTTCCTGTAATTAAGAAAGAAGAATACTATTGGATATCTAATGGATATTTATATGTAAACAATCCTTTACTTAAAGCAATTAGATTTGTAGCTTTATTTGAAGAAGATGTTGAAAATGAAATAATGTATCCAGAATGTGGATGTGGAACTCCAGAATACACTACTGAAGAGATTTGTAAAAATCCTTTGGACAAAGAGTTTCCCCTTCCTGGATACTTAGAACAACAGACTCTTGAACTAACATCGAAGAAATTATTATCTACATATTTTAATCTTAAATCAGATGTTAGTGCAGAAGGAATAGATGGTCAATCACCAAACTCAAAACCAACTAATTAATGAGAACAAAAATTGATTGGAGAAGCTCTAGCAAAGACAACTATAATCAGTTTTGCAAAAAACATCTCTCTATAAAACTTACATACGATGAGTGGAGAAACATTCTCTACACTTACAATGAATCATTTAAGGAGTATATTTTAGAGACAGGTGATAAAGCAAAGCTACCTTATGGATTTGGAGAGTTCTCTATCAATAAAAAGAAAAGAAGAAAACTAAAATTAGCTGATGGAAAAGAGTTTGTAAACCTACCAATTGACTGGCAAAAAACTAAAGAGAAAGGAAAGGTTATATATAACTTTAATTATCATACAGAGGGATATTTTTTTGGTTGGATGTGGTTTAAACAAACAGCACGTTTTAAAAACTCAGACCTTTGGTATTTCAAACCATCAAGACTTACATCAAGACTTTTGTCACACTATTTAAAAACCAACGACAAGTATCAACACATTTACAATGAATGGAAAAAATAATGAACTATGTCATATTACTATAAATATAATTTTGTATCCCCAGAGCCTGTCTATTCAACAGTTAAAGAAGAGCTTAAAAGCTATTTTGATACTGGAGCAGTAGATGATCTTTTATTTCCTACTTACTTAGACAAAGCTCTAAAGAAGTTAGGAAGAACCACTTTTGTAATAAGTGAAGAAGTCTTATTTATAGAAGATTTCCAAGCAAGACTTCCAGATAACTTTTATGCTGTAAGAGAAGCTTGGATGTGTACACAAGTTTCTGGATATCCATATCAATCAGCTAATTCATTTTATTCTCAAGCAGCTAATGCAACTACTATTCAAGTGGCTCCATTAACTATTGGAGGAACTCCTTGTAATAGACCTGGTTGTCAAGTTCCACAATGTGATGGTACATGTATGCCTGTATTAGTACAAGCTGTATATAAAACAAACAACACTGTGGCTAGAGGATTTACTCACGAGTATTTACTTAAACCTGGAAACATCTCTGCAAGACAAAACTGTGGAGTGGAGTATACAAATAATTGGGACTTCTATGCAGAAGCTCCTCCTATTCATGAATTCACACCTGGTGCTGCAAGTTATGACTCATTTGATATTAGAGACAATAAGTTTGTAACTAATTTTAGAAATGGTGTTGTTCACTTGTTATTCTATGCTACAGAATATGATGAGATAGGTAATCAAATGATTCCAGACAACTATCGTATTAGAGAATATATAGAAGCATTCATTAAGTTTAAAATGTTTGAAACTCTTACAAATCAAACTAATGATGAAACTTTTAATCAGTTACAACAAAAGATGATCTATCATAAGCAAGCTTATGAAGAAGCTTATATTATGGCTGAGATTGAAATGAAAAAACAAACTCCTTGGGAGAAACAAAGAAGAATCAAAAACGATCTTAACAGGTTTAATATGTACGAACTTCCTAACAGAACTAATCGTTATGGAAGAAGACGTAATAATTAATCATTATGGCTGAAGAAAAACAACAATCAAATATAAGACAAGAGTATAACAATGCTACTGTAGGACTAAATATGGATCAATCTGTTAATCAGATTAAGCCAGGTACTCTTACGTATGCATTAAATGCAGCTGTTGAAAACTTTGATGCAAATTCTGTTAACTATCAAAATGAACCAGGTAATGAATTATGTATCAGTTTTCCTGATGGATACTCATTGATTGGAAGTCATCTTATCTCAGAAAAAAATAAAAACATATTCTTTTTAGCTAATCCTTTAACAGGACAAAGTGAAATTGGATACATGGACAACAACGATTGTATTTATAAAACACTTATAAATGCTGACTGTTTAAACTTTAATGTAGACTATCCAATTCCTAAAGTGGTTCATAGAATAACAAATTGTTCTACGGAGATCTATTGGACTGATGGATATAATCCAAGAAGATATATGGACATTGATAATATTCCTTATATCTTACAGATAGATACAAATCTTTGTGATGCTGTAGAAACAACTCAATTAGATTGTAATCAATTAAAGATACAACCTAACTTTTCAATTCCTACATTAAGCATAGTAGATGTTATAAGTGGAGGAGATCTTACTTCAGGAACTTATCAGTTTGCTATACAGTATTCAGATGCTCAAGGTAATCCTTATACGTCATATTATTCTGTTACAAATCCAACTCCTATTGCTAATCCACAGTTAACTACACCTGATTTTAGTTACCAAGTTGGGAAGTCTATTAAGGTTGATATAAATGAATTAGACTTAAGTGGACAGTTCAATTACTATAATCTTGCTGTAATTAAAACAATAAATGCAATTACATCAGCTGAACTAGTTGGAACGTTCTCTATAGAAGAGGCATACAATACAATCACTTACACAGGACAAAGTGTTATAAATGTAACTGTATCTATAAATGATATTTTTGAAAGATTTCCTTACTATGATATTGCTCAAGATTTAACAGCTGTGCAAGATGTTCTTGTATGGGATCAGTTAACATCTATTGATAGAATAAACTATCAATCTATTGCTAATAATATATCATTAAATTGGGAAACATATAGAATTCCTCCTAATGAAGATTATGCTGATGAATTGAATGCTACAAACTTACGTGGATATCTACGTGATGAAGTGTATGCATTTGAGATTGCATTCTTATTAAAGAATGGAAAACAAACAGATGGTTTTCATATTCCTGGTAGATTAAAAAATTATAACGAAGCTTTACCAGATGTACCAAATACAAATTCTGACTTTATAGGAGAACCAGATTATATTGATCCTGTTACAGGAATTGGATATAGTCCTTATTGGAAAATATATAATACAGCTTCTGTAAAAGGAGTTGCTACTGGAGCACCTATTGGTAACGCTACACCATATCAATATGGAGAGTTTGCTTATTGGGAATCTGAATTAGAATATTCATGTAATGATTTATTATGGGGTGATCTTGCAGGACAAAAAATTAGACATCATAAATTTCCAGATGTTCTTGTAAGTCCTATATATGAAAATCCTATATACACATTAGGTCCTGGATTTCAACCAGCAATGCAAGATAATGCTGTTTTTCCAATTGGTGTAAAAATTGATGTTGCTGAAGTTAATTCATTGGTTCAAACATCTAATCTTACTCAAGAACAAAAAACAGAGATAGTTGGATTCAAGATATTTAGAGGAGATAGATCTACAAATAAATCTATTGTAGCTAAAGGTATGTTAAGAAACATTGGAGAATATAAAAGAAGTGATCAAACTCTTTACTATCCAAACTATCCATACAATGATCTTAATGAAGATCCTTTCTTATTAACTTCAAACAATGCATATTCAGTTTTAGGACAAACAGAAGTGTGGTTTGTTGAATGTAGAACAACTGGAAAGTATGCTTATACAGATCCAGAAACAGGAAGATACACTATTAAAGATATGCAAGCAGGAGAAAACTATGAGTTTTGTTCATTGACACGTCCTACATTCTTAAGTGGTTTAGCAGGAATAGGTCCTGCAAATTATGATTATTATCGTATACCTGGAAATGTTAACGCAGAATGTTATCAACCAAGAGGAATAACTAGATGGACATTTAATAATGATCCTGCATTTGATACACTTTATGCCCCTGTTGGTTTATATTGTCCGTATTATGTATGGGTGGTATTTGTTTATAGACAAGATTTAGGCGTGCTTCCTACTGATGGAAATGGAAATCCTGCACCAGGAGCAACACTTCAACCATTTGAGTTTTGCGATGAAGGAGAATTTCCATCAAATCCAAGATATGGTAGAAGATCTAAAATAGTATGTACTAATCCAAAACCTCTACCTATAACTGAAAACTCTACTAATAAATATAGACAAATATTTAATTCTCCTGAAACATCATTTGGTCAACCATTCTTAGGTGATATATTGAAACTTGAAAATGTAATGTTTGGTGGTGGTAGAGCACACTTTGTTGGTGTTAAGAACAATGCTAAATACAGACTTCTTTCAAAAGAAGCTCAAGAAGATGCATTAGATGCATCATTTAATATTGCTCCTAGTGATATAACTGCTAGATTTACAGCATATCAAGCATATTTAACTATCTATGTAAATGGTATTACAAGAAAGAATTATGCGTATTCATTCAATTCTATAGCTAGCTATGATTATTCTTCAGAGATTGGTAACAACATTACATCAAATGGAATAACAGGAATAAAACAAAGACCTTTAGATTTAAAATCATATTTGATTCCTGGAGTTCAAAACATTGGAGATGATAAGAATATAAATAACTTCCAAAGAGAATCATCTGTATACTTAAGAACAAAAGGTACTGAAGGAACTTATATTCCTTCATTCCCTTATCCTAATGCAACAGCATCTTTATTGTCTTCATCAGGAACACCATTAATAACTGAGGTTTCAAGGTTTACAATTTCTACAAATGATTTATGTGACACTCCAGAAAAAGAACAAGAGATAAAAGTTGTTTCATACTATGCTTCTTTAAAAAATGTTGCACCTAGTCAATGGGGACAAATATATACATATACAACTGTTGATACAGGATATCAAGCATTCTTTAATGCATCAATTTATCCATTAGAAGTTATTTTTGGAGGAGATACATTTATAAGTAGATTTGCATTCAAAACTAAACTTCCATTCTTTATTGATAATAGAGTGGATGGTATAGATGATTCAGATATATTCTATGATGAAATTGGAAATGTTGCCTATCCAAAATACTGGCACTCTGCAAGAAGTATACTATCTTCATATCTTAGTATGACAAATATTGTGTCAATTAAAGCACATAACTTTGACTGTCCTAATGATCCTGCAGCAATACCTAAAACTTTAGGTGGTCCTTCAGGCACATATAGAACATTCTATGATGGGTTCTTTTATTTGTTTGCCTATGGTATTCCTAATTTCTATTGTGAGAGTTCTTACAATACAGATCTTAGACAAGCATTTAATGATAGAGAAGGTAATTTCTGGCCACATGTGTCTACAGGTATTCCTGATGATTGGGTTCAGCAAACATATGTTCCTATTATACAAGACAATACATATTATTATAATATAACATATTCTAAACAAAATAAAGAAACACCTAATTCAAATCTTCCTAATGATTGGAGTAGTATATGTTTTACTAATTATCCATTTAGAACTATCTATTCAGATTCACAGTCTGTAGATGCTGATAATAGAGTGAATAACTGGTTAACGTATAGAGCTCTTTCGTATCATGATTTTCCACAAAACTATGGAAATCTTACATCATTAGATGGTATTCAGAATAGAGCGATTCTTGCTAGATTTGAGAATAAGACATTAATGTATAACAACTTATTAACGATTGATACAAGTAACCCACAAGCTGCGTATGTAGGTAATCCTAATATGTTTAGTGCTCCTCCAATTGATTTTGCTGAAACAGATCTTGGATATGTAGGAAGTCAGAATAAGATGTTATTAAAGATTCCTCAAGGACAAGTAACTGTAGATGCTAAACGTGGGCAGATATTTCTTATATCAGGAACACAAGCTGTTGATATAACAGGATTTGGTTCTGGTGTAAATAGATTTATGACAGACCATTTAGCTTTTGAAATACTTAGATATTTCCCTAAGGTTGATACAGATAATAATTTTAATGGTATTGGTTTACATGGTGTGTATGATAGTAAATTTGATAGAGTAATTATTACTAAGCTTGATTATATTCCTTTAAGTAAAGACGTTAAATATGATCCTGATACTAAAGAGTTTTACGTAGAAACAATAGAATATATTACAGTTCCTACAACTACAAGTACAACAACTCTTGTGCCTCCTAGTACAACAACCACTACTAGTAGTAGTACTACATCTACATCTACATCAACTACAACAAGTACCACTACAATAGTGCCTTATCCAGTAGTTACTATTTGTAATCAAGTGTGGACAAAATATAATCTAGATGTTACTACTTATAGAAATGGTGATGTAATACCAAAAGCAAATAATCAAACTGAATTAATTAATTACAATGCATCAGGTACAGGATGTTGGTCTTATGCTAATTATGATTCTTCAAATCAATCAACATACGGTAGGTTATATAACTGGCATGCAATAAACGATCCTAGAGGACTGGCTCCTGTTGGTTATCATATTCCAACTATTACAGAATTTAATACATTAATTGATTGTTTAGGTGGTAACACAGTTGCAGGTGGTAAATTAAAAGAGATTACTACTTCACATTGGCAATCTCCAAATACTGGAGCTACTAATACTAGTGGGTTTACAGCTCGTCCTGGAGGTCATAATAATATTGCTGGAACAGATATTTATCCTCCTTCAAACATAGGATACACTGGATATTTTTGGACATCTACACAAACTGATAGTGCTAGTTCTAAACTTGTATTTTTTAGATGGGATAGTGCACAAGCTTATAATGCTACAAGTACAAATAAAGGAGATGGTGTATCAGTACGTTTAATAAAAAATTAATAATCATGAGTGAAGGAATCACAGTACCTGTAATAATAAGAACACCAGTTTATCTGAATGATCCAGAATTCTTTTGTAATAAATCCTGGACCATGTCATTCAACTTTAATACTAAGAGTTGGGTGAGTTTCCATAGTTATATTCCTAACTTCTATATAGGAGAAAATAATTTCTTCTATTCAGGAATCAATGGATGTTGTACTGAAACAGATGGACAAGCTGATTTTGAAGCGTTGGTTGGAGAGATGGACAGAGTGATTGTTACAACAACAACTACTACAAAATACTTTCCTCCAATACCAACTACTACTTCTACCACTACAGTTTTAGATTGTTCTTTAGCAGGTGTTGTAATTGAAACTTCTTGTGAGTTAGAAGGTGAGGGAGTAATTACAGTTCCTCCAACTACTACTACAACACTTTGTTCTAAACCATCTGGGTTATATGAAATAATTTTAGCTATTGGATATATAGATGATTTAGTTGCTCCTGGTGTATATGTTGATACAACATTAAGTTTATTAGATGTTTGTCTTTCAGTACCAACAATTGAAGATTACTATAATAATAATCCTCCAACACTAACTGTTTATTTTATAGAAGGTGCTTTACAAACTTTTAACATATACGGAAATCCTGAAGTTGGAGATATTATTTACACTGGATTTAATGAACCAGGATGTGCGGTTATTGCTGATGGGTGGTACACTAGTCAAAGAGATAATTTTGAAAATTATGTATATCATGTTGTAGGTGGAGTAGTTTTTGAAATTGCTAGTTGTAATCCTACCACAACTACAACCACTACTATTTCTATTACAACAACCACAACTACCATTCCTTAATATTATGGCAACAAAGAACATAACAATAAAATTAACAAGAGCTGGTGCAATAGCTGGCCCATTTACTGTCACTGATAATTTTGGAGAAGTTCTTGCAGAGAATGTTTCTAAGATGCAATTGATAAGAGGAGTAACATATATTGTTAACTCAAAGGTGACTGCTATAACAATACAATCTACTGGTGAATGTCAATCTAAAAAGACTTTTCAATTGACTAATTTTACCATTACAGATTTTGCTGAAGCTAGATATACACAAGCATTGACAGGTTGTTTATGGAGACACTTAACGGACATTAGAATATACAATTACTTCTATGGAAACATAGATCCATATATAATTGAATATCCTTTCTCATATAATTATCAAGATGAGATATTACAGAATGTAAAAGACTACACTAAGGCATATGAATATCTTCCTATACCTGATGGTGTATTTAATGATAATGTAAGAATAGAAACAAATAACAAATGGTTTAATAAAGCTATTCTATATAATGGACAACAGAGTTCTGGAATACTAGAACTTGTTCCTAAGCCTATGAATAACTTACAGGCATACGGACAGTACCCAATATATAATACAGACAGTAAAACAATCACATACACTAAGAGTGATAACTTCTATCAGTATAATACATTCTGGGCTTTAGAGAAGAGTTCTCAGGTTCCATTATTCAGATCATCATGTGAGTCTATGTCAATAGATAAAATAGTGAATCAAGAGAACATGGATTATGGATTGAGAAGTTTTAAGAAAGCTACAATAAGAGCAAAAGAATTAAAGGTGAGACACATTCTTGATAACTCTGCAACAACACATTTAGTGTCTCAATTTATATTAACACCTGCACAAATATCTTACAAGTAATGAGTAATAGTGGTAAAGTAAAATGCACATGCGGTTGGAGTTGGAACAAATCTGATTCTAGTAAGAAAGATATGTACATATGTCATGAGTGTGGTAGAGATAATTCTAACAACATGAAGAATGGTGGTTGGTTAGACAATTATAATGATTCAGAAGTATCATTACCAGAAGGATTTGTTGGTATGGGTAATAACACCAAAGGAAG